GCGACGCAGGGTCAAGCGGCAGGCCGTCGGGCGAGCACCCTATTACCTTGCCGGTCTTCTCCATACGTTGCTTTGTGGAGTCGTGGTGTGGCTTACATAAGCCCTGCCAGTTCTTGCGGCTCCAGAAAAGGTGCTGAGCCTTCTTCATTTCCTCGGGCGTCTTCGCTTCTTTCATGCGGTGCGGCACGATGTGATCCACCACCGTTGCTGGTTCGATGCGCCCCATCTGCTGACACATGACGCACAGAGGATTATCCCGCAGGAACACAAGCCGTTCGGCTTGCCATTTGCTGCCGTAGGGCTTCTTAGCGTTCACTGGTAAACCGCCAGAGCTTGCCGCCGGGCTGTAGCTCGCGCTCAATGATGGCCTGCACTTCACGCTTCAGGCTATCCCGGCGTTCTTTATCCAGTTCGGAGATAAGGATACAGTTTGAAATAACTGCATCTTTGACCAACGCATCGCCAATGAATACTTGACCAGCATTAACTGTGAAGGCCGAGCGCGGTGGGTTGGCTGTTTTGATACCGAACTTGCCAATCCGCAAACGCAGAACACCTTCACCGTCATAGCAGTTAATTACTGGCTTATCCTGCTGCTGTACTTTCTGGATGCGCTCGTACAGGTCGGCAATGCGCGTAAGCTGGCTCTCCAGCGCAGTCAGGGATGCGCTATCAACATTGATGCAGAGGCTCATAGTGCCGATGCTCTCGGCTGGCTTAGTCTGGCCAGGTTCGAAGGCAGGAGCATAACCACCTTTTACCGACAGCGTGATCGGGAAGTATTCAGGGATGCCGCTTACCGTAGTACGCACACCATGAAGGTCATAGCGCGCAGTGCCGGCTGGGTTGCTTAACTCATAGCCGTCATCGGTAACGGTTAAGCCGAGGTTGCGCATCACTTCTCTCAGGGGTAAGTGTTTCATTCCGAATCTCCAAATAGAAAAGCCATCAGCCTGCCGGTGCGCTGGGTGCGCGGTAGGGTGCAGGGTGATGGCTTTGGTTATCAATTTAGAATCTTCCGCTGGCTTGTTGAATATAAACCCGGCGAAGCAGCAGACCACCAGCCAAAAATTCAGCGTGTTTATTCTGTCAAAGGCACTCGATGAATGCCTTTTGCAGAATTTTATAAATTAGGCCAACTGCAGAACGCCGTGCTCTTCCGACTCCGAGTAGGCGATCAGGCCGTTGTACTCAGGAACCTCGCCATCCTCAGCCTCAAACGCTGGAATAGTGCCGATGGTAATGGTGTAGGACGGCTGGCCTTCCTCTTCTGCGAAGCGCGCCAGCTCTTTAATCTGTTCCAGGGTCAGTACAATCTTGCTCATCGTTTTCTCTCTTCTTCGAGCCGGCGTATCGCCAGCAGTTGGTTGTTCGCCTTGTCGAGCGCCGCCAGCAGCGGATCAATCCACAGCACCGCCTGGCAATAGGTCAAGGTGCGGGAGGTAGTGGCGCCAGCACCGGTTGCGTCAGCGTCGCCGGTATCAGCTGACATTGCGCGGGAACGTAGACGGTGCGTGTAGTCGAGCAGCCCACCAGCAATAGCAGCGGGAATAGCCAGATCACACGTAGGATGATTCTTGAGGATCGTCCGGTATTCAATTTCTTTCCCCTGAGTGGCCGCATCGGCTTTGATGGCGTACTGGGTCGCCGAGGTACTGATTTCGTTGGCGCGCTGGAACTGAAACGCCTGTGTGGCGATTATCGTCGCCTGCAGGCTGTTATCGCTCTGAAGCTGCTTAACCTGCTCACCGGCCCTTACTGCGTTGCTATGGAAGTAAAACGCCAGCCTGCCTGCGACAATCAGCGCCACCACCAACAGGCCGATCGCCATCGTGCGAACGCTGAATGAAGTGTTCATGACAAAAAAATCTCGCGTTCTGCCGCGCGACGCTTCACCAGCCCAGGGATAACTTTACCTGCTGATTTTCGCCATTTTGGGAACTCATCCGCAGCGCCTTGTACGTCGCCCGCGTTGAATTTCTTCACCAGCGTGGATTGCGCGAAGTTCGGGCCGCCGATGTTGAAGGCCAGCGAAACCATCGCGTCAAACTGGTTCTGCGTCATCGGGCGTTTAATCGCGCTGTTGACAGTCAGCTCAAACACGGCCAAGTCATCAGAGAAGAATTGCTCTGCCTGCTCCTGGGTGATGCGGTCGCCCTGCATAACGCCCTTGGTGTGGCCCCAGCCAATCGTCCAGGGCTTGCCGCCGGTGCCGGGGTCTGGGTATGCCTTCAAGCGAAGCTGCTCAAAGCCCTTGATAAACTGACGACCAGTCTTACTTGTTTGCATCTTGATTGCCCCCACCGAAGCGATTGCCCACGTAACCAGACAAGAACGAGCTGAGCTTCTTCACGCCGACAAAGCCAATAAAACCGCCAATGCCAACTGTTAAGGCTTTCGGTACGTCGAAATAATCCAGGGCTGAGTAAGTGGTCAGCGCCAAGGCGCCACACATCAAGCCTTCGAATATGGTCTCTTTCCAACTGCTGCCGGCATACGCCATCCGAAGAACGGCCATCACGACAGCCATGACGACGCCACCAATCGGCACGTCACCGCGCCACCAGGCTGCAAGAATGTCGCTGATCTCTGCCCAACTATGGGGGTTGTTTGGCATTTTCATTCCTCCCCCTCGCCGGGGCATTGCCCGATCTCCGGGTGCGAAAATAAATAAAGCCGCCAGTGGCAGCCTTATGGTTTGGTTGTAATGGAGATGTTCAGTTTGCCGTCACAACCAATGAGCGTCGGCTGCTCGACTGGCTCGCTTTCGTATTGCTCCATAGCAATAAACGCAGCAGCAACGGTTTCGCCCGCCAATTTTGCTGATCCGGAATTTACAGAACCCCTGGCAACAACCGCACACAGTGCATCGCGCGCCCGTTCCTTTGTCTCTTCGTGCAATTCGTGAAATTTCATCGTGATCTCCAAATAGAAAAGGCCACGCGTTAGCGCAGCCTCGAATAGGCGCCAGATACGATCTGGCTGTGGTTTCCCGTCTCTGATATCGTTAAATCGCCAAAAGTAACAATATCAATCACAGGGATATAGATGAACGATTCCAATCAGCTCGCTGCAGATCCGCGATGCGTAATTTATGATTTCTTGAAAAATCTGCCAGACACGATAAGAACCGAGGAGCTGATGTTTGTTCTGCTGTATGGGACAGGCAGAGCCCCATTCGATGAAAGTGACAATTTCCTACCACTGGTAGAGCAATACCTCATGCGTCCTGGATACCCTGGGGTAGGTGCAGTGATTTGCTCGATGGCGATCATCGATAGGCGCTTAAATCAATCAGAGGAAAAACTGGTAAAAGCAGAGGTGGATTTAAAGCATCTTATTCGAAGCAATCCTGACTTTCCTCAGGTGGGGCTGCTTTCTCTTCCTTTGCGCAAAAAACACTACTCCCTTGCTCTTGAGCGCTGGAATGATTTAAAGAAAGGGCCACTAGCGGAGCATAACCTGATGCGTTATGAAGGTAATCCTTCAGGCTGACTGCATGAGATATTTTCACATAATCATTGAGTTCATCAGCGCTCTTTAGAACCTCACGAGCTTCCGGCAGACGCCATAAAACATTTGCCCCTTCAACTACTGACGAAGGGGGTTGTGAACCTACCGGCAGCACTTCCACTAATTGAAAAAGCCCTCCAGTAGCACTGAACTCATCATCGGGGCGGATCATGGTGAATCGCCCCCACCCAACGACATCGCTCAGCAAAACCCAAAAGTCCTCTTGTGTCGGGGTGCTGAGGAAAAAGCCGTTGGGATGAAAAACGGCAGTATTGATGACCATTTTCTACTCCCGATAATTGTCGCCAGTGGATCACCACCAGCGGATGAAATCTGCCCCACTAAAACGCAAAAACCCCGGCGAATGCCAGGGTTCGAAATAGGTGCCGGTCTTTCCCGGCTGTCAATTCAACACTACAACATAGGTTGCACTTTGCTGTCCGCTGCTCAGGTGGTGGCGTCTGAACAAAAAATGCAACCTGCATTATGGCGTCAAGTTTGGAGCGGTCAGCGGGAATCGAACCCGCATCATCAGCTTGGAAGGCTGAGGTAATAGCCATTATACGATGACCGCATTGGTCCGCCATCGAGGCCTCGAACCCCGTACCTACAACTTAATGGTCGTTGCTCTTCCTGCTGAGCTAATGGCGGTTTGGTGGCCCTTGCTGGGCTTGAACCAGCGACCGAGCGATTATGAGTCGCGCGCTCTAACCAACTGAGCTAAAGGGCCGAGGCGCGAATACTAATGCAGTCCGCATAACCACACAATACCCATTGATATTTCTTTACAATCAACACGCTCTTCCTGAGCCTTGACTCTGTTGAGGTCTTCAATGCGCTCCATAGGGCTGTAGCGCCTCAAAAGCCGGGATGTGTCCGCAAATACTTACGTGCATAAACTCATGACCGCACACTGTATTGGCACTTTTAATAAGCAGCACACTTCCCAACACCAGAGTCACAGCTATTAACGCCACCCGCCAACCTTTTGACATACCGCCCCCGCAATTCATGTGAGGGTTAGTTTGCAGTGTAAAAATCAAACAACAGGTTAACAACCAATAAAAAACCCCGCCATTGCTGGCAGGGTCTGAAATTTATCTAGTGTGTCACACACGCCTAGCCTTCAAGTAAGCTGCATTAGCCTTCTCTGGCGTAGAAAACATGCCAAGGTTCACTCTTTTTCCGTCAATACTAATATCCGACCGCCACAGCTTTCGGGTGTTACACCAAAATGCACCAAGGAGGCCTGACGTGCTATTTTTGTTTGCCCGATGGCGATTTTGTTGATTAACGCTCTGGGTCACCACCCTCAAATTCACCCAGCGATTATCACCTCGGATGCCATTGATATGATCAACCACTTTATCGTCAGGAGGTAACTCACCAAGCATGTAGAGAAAAGCCAACCTATGAGCAAAGTAATATTGTTTATTGATCATGATCTGGATATGACCATGAGTATCAGGCCTGCCAGCTTGCCCTCCCAATTTGGAGCGCGGCCCTGTACGCTTAATCCAGATGAATATCCCGGTATTGGGATCGTAGCTCATCACATCTTTTAATCTTCGCTGAGTAATCGCCATCGGATTTACCTTTTAGGATGAACCTTGAGGAATCCGGCCCACAGAAAGGCACCGACAGCCAGCCGGTATCCTCAAGGCTCATCCTGAAAGGTTCTGTGTGAAATGCGCGTGAGATGCGCGTGTGTTTATTGAGGGCACAAAAAAACCCCGCAAATGCGAGGTCAATGAATTTAGTTAGTTGCGGGTGAGGTACACCACTATTTGAAGAATTTACGCCAAGTTTATGCAAAATGCAATACCCTGCTTAAAAAATGTCAGCATCCGTGCCAAACGTGCTTCACTTTGTTATTTTGTTGAATACGGACGCGGCCACGCCTTCTTCAATGTCGCATTTCGCCACCAGCGCCTCATAGAAGGGCTTCCAGTTGCGCGACCATGATGATTGCGTCAGCTCGGGAAGCAATGCTGTAACCGCCTTATAGGCCACAGATGAAGGCATGCGACTGAAGCCTTTTCCGCCACAGCGTTCGCAGTCCTTGATGACCGGTGCGCCGCTGGCTTTGGTTGCCACCCGATTGAGCGCCTTACCCGTCCCCTTGCAGTTCCGGCAGCGTTTATGGATTTTTCCTTTACCGTTGCAGGCCTGGCATAACTCGCGCACCACCTGGCGCTTCGTTGTCGGCGGTATTTTCTCTTCGCCATCCATACCGACATAACCCGGGTAGGTCACGACATCACGCTCAACCTCCACCAGCCCCTCGCCGTGACAATCGTGACAGGTCACGCTGGCACCAGCGGAGTGCGCGTATTCCTCGTAGGCCAGCGTGGCCAGAATTTGCATACAGCGAGCCATGCGACGGCCGGCGACTTTCCCGACGTGCTTAGGGGCCTTGCGCATAGCGTACTGTGTCAGCTCCTCAATGGCCCGCTCCCGGTCTTCGTTGCTGATCCCCGTTTTACCCAGGAACGCCGCCATGCCAAAACGGGCTTTCGATTCCGCCAATCCCAACGCCGCCATAACATCGGTGCCGGTGATGCGGTCTGCTGATGTGCACGTGGGTGAATCGCTAATTGCCAAACCCTGCGGGCTGAAGTGCTTTAACGCCGCTTCCAGTCTCATTTTTTCCACCTTTCACGCAATGAAATCAACGCACCAATTATTGCATAAATTGCAACATAACTCACTTCATTGCATTTTACGAAACGACACAACAACCAGCACTAAGCCACTTCATGCATACCGATCAGATTCAAATACACGCCATCGCTGTCTGCATTCATATCCTGATAGCGCGGATATGTCAGATACCACTTCAGCACATCAAGCGCCTCAATCCGGGTAAGCGGCCTGATAGTTTCCAGCAGGTGATCAAGGTATTGCTCCCGATCCCACAGATGGCCATTCTCATTGGGGTATTCATTTGGATACAATTCCCTGAACGCGCCATTGCGCATGGATGACAACCAATCCCAATATTGGATTTCCCTTACCACATCGCTCAGCGTGTAAGGCTCAGGCAACACATCAGTGAAGGCAAATTCTCCTGGCCCTTCTGCCATGTAATCGCAATAAATTTCCTGGTACACCCCATAGACTTCTTCGATGAGGCGCTCGGCTTCTACAGGTTTGAATACAGCCTCCAGGCTGCCAAACACACCACGCACGGCACCCGCTTTTTCGTACTGGGCCTTCGCCTGGTCAATGTAATGCTGCGGATTGTCCATCCACATAGTGGAAAATACCGATGTCCAACCGGCTCCTTGCCCCTGCAAGTGGCGCGTGTAGTTTTCCTGCGCCTGCTTCGGCGTGATGGTCAGCTTTTTCAAGGCGTCTTCCGCTGCGGCAATGTGTGCCGGCTCACCGGTCTTGATAACCTCCAGCACCCACAAATAGGCATCGGTCTGTTTATCGCCCGTAATTGTGCGCTGAGGCGGCAATAGCTTGGGCACCGCCACAGCCGTGCTGTATTTCTTCTCTGGAATGGTGAAGAGCACCCGGTGTTCAGGATTATCACGAAACAGCCCCGAGCGACGGCAAGTGGTCTTTACCGTGTTGAGATTCACGCCGGTAAGACGTGAGATAGTTTTATACCCCTTGCCTTCGCGCTTCAGGCGCAGGATTTCGGCTTTCTGGTCTTTCATGCGTTGCACACCCTATGTTCAGCTTGTCAGGGGCGGCCAGATGACCGCCCTTCTCGTTATTGACTTTGGCGCTTGCCGCCACTGCGTACCGTACGGGCACTGATAACCGAGTCCGCCAGTACCTGATACCCGGTGTTCGTCTGTCCATCGCCGCCGGTCCATTGACTGATATTCAGGGTTCCCGAGACACTGATAAGGTCGCCTTTGCTGTGTTTCGCCAGGAAATCCGCCTGTTTGCCAAAAGCCGTTACCGCCAGCCAGAATGTCGCTTGTCCCTCTTCGGCACCGTGACACGGCAGTGGTACGGCCATTCTGCCCAATGCCATCGAGTGCCCGTTGCTGGTGGTTTTGGTTTGCACATCGGCCACCAGCCGGCCGTGTGCTGCGATATGTGCCGTCATTACATGTCCTCCTCTGTGTCGTCAGGCATCATCAGCACCACAAAGCGCGGCTGCTTGCCGTCAATCCTCAATGTCTTTTTGGTCATCCCCTTGGCCGGTTTATCCAGCATGCCGGCATCGGCCAGCACCTGCGCAAACGCGACAGGGTTGGCGCCGGCGGCGATCTCATCGCGGAACACCGACGGGAAGGTATGGAATATCAGCGTCTCAAGCCCTGGGCGTTCTTCCCGATAGCCGGCCAAATCACGGATTGGCAAATCGCGTGGATCAGTGTGCGGATGCGGCAGATAGCGGCTGTAACCGAAACGTTGCAAGAAGGCTTCCGCCTGTTCTACCCAGGCCTTGGCCTCACGGTTCCCCATGCCGAACTCATTGACCCAGGCATTAAAGCTGTGCTGCAGGGCGTCGCGGCTTTCCTGTTCACTCCAACCCGTGAGCGTTTTCGACAGGATCAGCGCCCCCTCCAATACGGCAAAACGTGACGCCACTCGCCGAACCTGTTCGCTCGCTTCTTCGGGCAATAATCCCAACCACCGGCGTTCGGCAGCACGAACCGCATCAATAGCCGCCTTCTTCTGGCCGGCAAGCTGGTTTATCCACTCACGCCCCACAACGCCATAGTTCTGTTTGCAGGCATCACGCATTGCATCAGCATGTGTTTTGCCGTCGGCGTAGCCGTGGTACTGCGTCGCCTTGGTGATTGGCACATTGAGTAGCCGCACCAGTTGCCCGGCGTTGATTTTCCCACCGTCGGCACGGATGTAGCTTTCAAGGTCAATCTCGCCGGTGCTGAACGCCATTGCGCGCCAGCGTTTGATATCCCTGTTTCCTCCCTCTTTGGCGCCCTGAATTTTGCCCACGCCGTTGAAGAGCGCATAGGCTGCCTCCGCTACCGCCTTACGGTTGCTGCCCTGGCCGATTTCATCCAGCGGCATAAATCCGTCGTTGTGCGCCGCCGCCTCGTTCACCAGGCCAAGCGCCGTTGAGTACCAGGTCAATTTCAACGCATCGGGCTCGCCGTAGACGGTACTGGCAGCGTTGCCGGTGGTAGTTTTCCCCGCCGACGAACCACCGAACAGGTGCACCCCGAAACCGTCCGCGCCGGCGATGCCAATCAGCGGCGCAGCCAAGGCGCAAGCAATACCCAGCATCATCGATGGGTTACCCTTTGCCAGCCTGGCGACGCTATTACGCCAGCTCTCGGCGGTTCCCTTGACGGTATAGCCCCGCGCAGCAGCAGAGCGACCATTGAACAGCACCGGTTTTTCCGGTGTGCCCAACACTTCACCGTCGGGCATGATGTAAGCGCCACACTGCCAGCCGCTGGCGCTGGCAATCGCCCACATGTCACGTTTGCCACTGCGCTGCAGATGATCGGCCAGAATGGCTCGCAGACCGCTTTTCGAGGTGATCAGCATGCCGCCGGCCTTGAGTTTGGCCCAGCCATCACGCTCCCCGATATCACGCAAGGGAACCGCTTCGGTGCGCCGTTCATCGCTGCCCTCCGGCGTCCAGGCGAGAATAAGGTAACGCTCCGAATCATCCTCGCCCACGCCCACCACCTCGACAAACGACGAGAGCCACACCTCCTTTTCGACAACCTCCCCGCTGTCCTTGTCCAGCTTGGGCTCCACCCAGTACAGACCGCCACGGCGCCCGTCGATATAAGGCTTTAGGTCGTCTTTCGTTGGACGGCTTTCCGCAGCGGTTAGCTGGATGCCTGCCGGCTGATACAAGCCATTGACGAAATCCTGTCGGGCAATATCAACGCCATGCAACTGTCGGTGGTCATCCCAGTCGGCTTTTACCTCCCCCGGCGGAAGCGTGATCCAACCATCAACGGCTTTTGCCGCCTTTTCTGCCGCCAGTTTGCCGGTGTTAACGCGAGGTTTGCCCTGCTCATCAACTTCACCCGGCGCGTGCCAGTCATTGTCACCGGCGATAATGATCCGCGCTGCCGGGTATGCTTCACGAAACGCCTGCGCCACCGGCAGCAGGTTCCCGGCGTCAATTGCGGCGACATGCGACACTTCAGGCATCAGTAACGCCGCTGTAACGCTGGTGGCGTTACCTTCAGCGATCACAACCGTTTCAATCGCATCGGGTAGTGGCCATGGCGAAATAAACGCGCCTTTCTTTTTGGTGCCGGCCAGCAGACGCTTTTCGCCTGTCGGTTTGATGATCTGCGCGCCGGTAACCGCCCCAGCTATCGACCGCAAAACCAGCACCATCGAGCCATCGTCCAGCAGGGCTTCAAAGGGGCTTGGAAGCCCCTTGTTGGCGAGATAAAGCGCATCACCCGGATGGGTTTTCAACAGCAATTCAGCGACACGGTCTGCGATCGACTTCTGGTCCCTGTCCTCACGGGCAGGTTTGACGGGCGACGGCGTGACAATTGCTGGCGTTTGCGTTGAACGGTCACCGATACCCAGTACTCCGGCCACCATTTCGGCGGCTTCGGTGATGCCGATACGGTGCCTACGCGCTACCAGGTCAAGGCCATCACCATGATTCGGCGCATCACACTGACGGCAATGCCACTCGCCGCCGTCGTGATCGTCGATAAAGTGAAACCGGTCAGTACCGCCACAAACAGGGCACGGCCCATGCCCATCACGGGCAGGAACATCAACGCCACACTGTGGTAAAAGCTGGGACCATCCCCCCGTTGACTGGCGTTTTACCTCTCGGATCAGGTCGATGTCACGCATGGAAGTTACCCCCGCGCTTGGCAACCGAATCACCCATGTCTGCCCGCATGGACGTCCAAAGCTCCATGCCTCGCTCGGTCAGCTCCCCCTCAACAACACACTGCGCCAGCCATTTGATAGCGACGCCCTCCCACTGCGGCGCTACCTCCTTCAGAGCCGCCAGAAAACCTGCATCCACCAGCTCCCGCATGCCGCTGACGCCGCCGATAACCGCCACATGGATTTCCTGTCCATCAGCATCGACTGTGAACCAATCACCGCCGTTCTGTTGGCGAATAAGGTTGAAGATGGCCGTTGAAAACTGGTTTGCCAGCGCATTCAGGCGAAAATTCTTGGTTAAAGGTTTCATCTTTCCTCCTCAGTGCGCCGTTGGAGTCATCGGTAAACCTTCACGGTTCATCTGTTCAATAAAGCTATCGTGCAAATCGGCCAGGATTTCCCGACCGGCGTCCGACAATCCGTGATCTTCACCCGCCATCATCATGTAGAACTCGATGGCATTGTTAACGCCTTGTTCGCGGCCATAACGCTCAATGAGCGCCCCTTCAATGTTATTTGCCATGGCCAGTCGTTCCGCCATGGGGTAAAGGTTCATACCGCCATGCTTGCCGAAGTAAAGCGCACAATCCTTAAACTCACCGGGTCGCCACTCCACGCGTGCCGATCCGTTTTTCTCATGCTGTTCACGGATAAACGCCGTTGCTATCAGCCAGCGCCATAGCAGCAACAGTTCTTCGTCCGTCGCGGCCTCCTTTGTGTCCTTTGGCTTTTTCCCCCAGGCCTTGAGAATGTCGAACGACAGCTTGATTTCATCCTCCCATTCACCGGCGTCCAGGCGGCGCATAACGTCAGCAAACGGCACCAGGTCTACCAGCTCGAATACCCCTTCATGGTTGCAACGCAGAATGCGGACACCGGCTGACGTAGCTTCTGCGCGGTATTTACCGACAGTTTCATTTTTCCCGAATGCGGCATGAATAATATTTCCCATTAGTACATCTCCAGACCGAGGGTATTGTCCTGCGGGTTCTTTAATGCCATTTCCACCGCATTACTCATCAGCGATGCCATAAACTCGATGCCTTCCGGTGATAATTTGCTGTTGTCTTTATTCAGCATGCCGGCATAGGTCGATTCCAACAGTTTGAGGCTGTTTGCCTGCCCGTACTTTTTGAAGCACTCCACCTCAAAACAGTCTGTCAGGCAGCGGTGCACGGCCTCTGCTCTCAGTTCGCCCAGGATGACCTGCTGGCAATTTACTGTTACAGAGAACACCGGGTGTCCGCCGCTACGGCGCTTGCAATAATCCACAAACGCCTCGGCAATGTGCTTGCGATTTAATTCAATTGAGCGATTCATATTCCATCCTTACCGAATTCCGGCCGAGTGAAGCCCCCGACCGGCGTCGGTATTAAATTTGTAGATAGCGATTAATTAATGCTGGGCGTTAGCGTTTCTTTTTCTGCTCACGTTCACCAATATTAAAGTTTGCAGTTTCCGCATTCGTTTTCAGTGCGGCGGCAATTCCCGGCAGATGCATTAACATTTCGCCCAAACTACGCAAATCCTCTCGCGCATTTGATTCCGAATAATTTTCACTGTCACACGCCCAGAAAGCCAAATTACCGATTGCGCCCAGCCCGGAAATGATGCCCTCATAGGCCGCGTCAGAGTGCTGGCGGATGTAGAACAGCGCATCGGTATCTTCTTCCTGCATGGTAGCCTGGGTTAATACCTGCTCAATATGGCTCATGCCTCACCTCCGAAGATTTTGCGCAGATCGACGCCGTACACGTCCAACCACGCGCCCGCCGGCCAGGACTTGACACTGCCGTAGCGAGGGTCGGGCACATCCACTGCCGTTACGCCTCGCTCCTTGCACCATTTGCGAAGGAGCGAAAACTTATATTCACCGCCGGTTTTCTTCTCTACCTTGGTGATAGTCGCATGTTTCACGCTTTCTCCCAGGCGTTCCTCAAGGTCTCGGCATTTGCGGGTGGCCGCGCTGAGTTTGCCAAGGGCTGATGCTTCACGTTTGCGGCTGATTTGCGACTTGGTGCGTTCCGCATGGTCAGCGCGCTCTTCTGCTGCAAGGCGGCCCTGCTCTGATGCCATCGCAATCTGCAGGATCTCCATCGTGGACAATTCACGCTGAACGGGGACCAGTTGGTAACGAGCCTCCAGCTTATCGACCAGAGAACGGCGCACCGCTTTCGACTCACGCGCGGCGACTCGTAGGGCTTGCTTACGGTGCATTCGGATGACTTCCTGATCTGCACCACCTTTTTTGCTGTCCATGGGGGTTACGAAAGTTTCGTAAGCCTCCCCTGCCAACTCATCTTTGATACGGGCAACAAAATCATTATTACGGATCGGCTTTTGCCCACACTCTTTGCGAGCTTCATTGACCAGCCCCAGCAATTCCTGAGAATCGATATAGTCAGAACCTGAATTCAGAGCGCCACCAGCCATCAGTTCAGTTTTCTTAGCCATTGCACACCCCCTGTTCATTTTTCACCGTTGGTTGCTCACCGAGATCCAGCGCGTTAGCTGCGCGCTGCGCATAATCACCGGCAGCGTCAACTACCGAGCCGACGTATCTCAAAAGGTGATCGTTGCCGGATGCCAGCATCTGCTGAGCGCAGTCCAACAAATCAGCTGTGCGCTGCACGTGCAGCAGCACGTCTTCATGGGTTTGGTAGGTATGGGTCTTATTCATCGTCCGCCTCCACACAGCGCCGGGCCGTCATTTCGATGATGTCCAAAAGCTCAAAGCACAGGCTCTTTTCCTTATCGCTCGCGGAAAGGTAACCGGCAGCAGCGGCCAAAGCCTGTATTTTTGCGAGCGCATCCAACGTATCGAGCGAACCAACGTTACGCATTTTTCTTCTCCCGGCGACGCCGCTCTTCCTGCAACCAAATGGCAGGCCCGTTGACCAAATCAATCGCCAGCGTGACTAGCGTGTTTATGTCCGTAATATCGAGATCGTCAGCTCCGATATTCATCGCTACCAGCAACGCGTTTAGCTGATCTGCCTGTCGGCTTATCTCTGGCAATGAAGTTTCATGCGACATGAGCAACCTCCTCGGCAGTAGCGTGACTTTTCGTGACTTCGTCGCGATTCGGCGTGACGTACCACCCGGCGCGCTGAGCCAGTTCGATGAAAGCCTCTACCGAACAGCAGAAATGATGCTCGGGGATCGGCAGGTTCGATGTGATGACGCCGTTCTCCACGTACAACATCACGCGGCCCGTGGTGCCTGGGTAAACGCCAAGCAAGGTCAGTATTTCAGGGGAAATGTTATGCATAAGCCACCTCCGGCGTCGCCTGGCGCTGTTCGTAAACCCACATAAAGCCGTCGTCAGTGGAGAAAATTTGCAGGCGACAAGGTGCAGCCGTGCGGATTTGAGCAGCAAAGGTCAGCGTCCAACGAGGGAATTTGGCGCGAGCGTCATCCTCGGTATCGGCCTCAGCACGAAGCACCGTCGGTGTGGAGTCGGGAAATTCGTTAGGGGTGCCCAGGAACAGGTATACAAATTTAGGGCGAGTTTGGGTATCATGTGAACATGCCATAATGTTACTCCAGTTAACGTTGTGGTTAGAGACCCCATACGTGTTGCGAGCACTATGGGGTTTCGCATTTGTAGTTTTCACCTTTTCTTTGGTGTTTAAATACCATAGCGCCATGTGTTTAAACACGTCAAGTATTTTTTGTTTAAACACTTCATCATCAGGGCAACATGCGGTATCGTCGTAGGTGTTAAAACACTTACCATGGAAAATAGGGACGATGGCCACTGGACACAAAAACAGCAAATCAACATATAAGGGAATCCGCTTCCCGCATGAAATGATCGACGAAATTGACGCGAGCATTGAGGATGAGAAATCAGAGCATCCCAACGCCAATTTTTCATCCTGGGTGCTGGATGCCTGCGGGCGAAAGCTCAAGGCTGAACAACGTAAGAAAGCCAAGGAATCACCAGAGGGCTGACCTACGAAATTTTCGTAGTGCCGATCCTGCGGTTCTGCAATATACTGATAGAGCTTCTGATTGAGAAAGCAGTCGTCCCAAAGGGCAGCATTTGCGGTGCTGCCTTTTTCTTTCCAAGTGCCGGTCATCATTTACACACCTCACCATCAGAGAACTCAAGCCCCAGCGTGAAAAAGATGAATTGCTTTGCGGCCCGATCCGCATTCTCGATCGCTTTCTTCTCTTTTTTTCGGCGGTGCATTTTCATGCTGCCCTTGGTACCGTTCTCCCGCTTTGAATATTCCTCCGCCTTAACGAGAAAATCGGTGATTTGTTTTACCGACAAATCCTTCAATGAGGCGAAACTGAGGTTTTCCAGATCTAATGCCTGTGGCTGGGTTTCTTGCTCAGCAAGGTCCAGCAACCAAATGCGTAACTCTTTGGCGATTTTGGTACGTGAAAGCATGCCGATCAGGTGAGCGCCACGAAGAGAGAACAAACGAACTTCTATCGTCAACTCACCGTAACTCATTGATTTATCCGAGACCGTCACTTTGGTCGTCATGCTTTCAGTAAACTCTTCCTTGTGGCGCTGGAAAATCTTGTTCACCTGCTTCACATCCGCATATCCGAGCAGCTTGGCCAGTTGCTCGGCCGTGAACCATATTTTCCCGTCGCCATTGTCGAATGGAATTACCACCTGGTCGTGGAACTTCAGCTCGGCGATATTGGCGCCGGCAGTGAATTCAGGGTGAGTTGGGGCCCGACCGAGAATGGCCGTATTTTTCAGTTTCATTGGTTATTCCTTATTAAGCAGAGCGTCGGTTATAAGGGGTATTAACGTTTGTAACTGCTGGTGGATTACGCACCCACCACAACACATCGCTGAGAAGCCAAGCGCATGAATTGCGGCCAAAGTGGCAGCGTGCCGGGAATTTGCCTTCATTCTCAAACTGCCAGCGGGTGGTGCGGGATAGGCTGGTGATATCCAAACACTCACGCTCGCGGATGCGTTTATCGTAGGTGAACCCATACTCCGCTAAAATGCTGCGTCGCTGCTCAGGGGTCGGCGGGGTAAAGATGGTGTCTGACATACTGTCTCCTTTTGTTTGCAAGCTATGGAGAACAGTTTAGCGCTAAAGTACTGGATGAAAATACAGTTGTAAGGTTTACTGTTGTGCGAATAACTATACAAAGGCATGAGTAACGCTTACTCGTACCTTTGTATGGCTTACAACGGGTTAGGTCTTTCGTTCAGATGGCGATTTATGTGCGTTACTCAAAATCTCCGCAATTTTTGCTTCGGTCTTGATAGGTGCAGTTTGATTAATGAAAAAATCTGGGCGGTTGATTAATTCCCTCGCCCAAGCAGAATAATTAATTTCTCCATTTGGTTTTCTGCAATACTCTTCAAAAACACGACTTTGTTGTTCTCTGAGTCTAAGAGCTGCCATTAATATTTGCTCGCGATTTCCTGCGTGGCGTTCAGAGCTGTGGTGGACAATTTCTCCACGCTTAATTTCATGGTTCTTAACGCCAGCAATACCGCTGGCGCCAGGTTCTAAATTGTAATAGTCTCCATTAAAATCAACCAATCTGCGAACAGTCTCTGCTGTTATCCATAAGTCATTCTCTGTTAATTGTAGTTTTTCATATATTTCTTCATAATCTTCGTCGTCTTCATCTCCTTCAACAGAGTCAACACCATTTTCACACTCACCTTCATTAATTTCTGCTATTGTTAGAGGGAATAGCCACCCAGAAGGGGTATTTTCATCGCTTTTATTAAAACCTAATGCCACCCCTCCGGCAGATGCTGCACCATCAATCAGAATGGTGTTAATGATTCGTGTTGGAAGTGTCCAAAGACCATAAGCTCTTCCTCTATGGCTTTGTGACCAACTTTCATCCTCAGTGTCATCACCACGTCTTGCTTTATAAAATCGCGGATAAAAACCCGGTGAAAAATCATCATTCTCGAAAATATTATCTATAGAAAAAGATGCATATGTGGAAATATATTTTGCTGGCGCCAATACAGAGTGATCATAATCAAGGGAAGCATACCAATCCTCGTGTTTTTCAACATTACCATCAAGAGAAAGTATCGAACCCATCCCATTCAGCCTCACACATAAACCTATTTTCCCACAGGCACCCAAGCTTAGGAGATCAAATGTATGCATGTCCAAAAATTCAGCAGCCCTACCGATTCGGCAGTATGTAAATGGTATTTTTGAATCTACGTTAGCCATGGAATTCTCCTCTAATGCATATATCTATCGAAAGAATATTTGTTAGCACTCTCACTATTGCCATTAGTATTTAGATCACCTGCATGCTATGCCGAATTCTTCCTTGAGAGCAAAACAACATTCTCGTGATTTCCGGCGAGCAAATCCAAACGCTCAAGCCAACGATTCAACGCATCCAGTTTCTCAGGCAAATACTGGCTGCGGTTGTAGACGGCCATTACGCCGCCCAGCGTGTGTCCAAGCAACAGCTCGACAATGTGAGGCGCAATTCCGAGATCGCTCAATCCTGTAGAGAATGTCCGACGCAAGTCGTGAAGTCGCCAATGCTCGGAGTGCCCCAGCCGCTGGCACATTTTTCGCCCTGTCTGGCTCACGGCGGAATCGGTTTTAACTTCCCCCAGCAGCAAGCCGGATTTTTTGTTTTGTTGCTTTAGCTGCTCGATAAGAGGGCATAAGCTGTCTGGAATAGGCCTGATTATCTTCTCGCCGTTTTTGCTGTGCGCTTCAGGAACGGTCCATAGTTTGTCGCGCAGGTCCCACTCCTTGAGCTCCGAAAGCCTGACTTCGCCAGTACGGGCACCAAACGAGATAAGAAGCGACACCAGGTTGGTGTAGTACGGCGAAAACGAATCGTTTTTCAAGGCTACGAGCAGATCTGTAAGTTCCCTGCTCGTCAGTACCCTTTTCCGCTTACTGGTTTTGACTCCAATATCCTGCATCGTCAGCCCATCGAGAACATGGCAAACGGCATAACGGCGTATACGGCAAAACTTGAAGGCTTGCTGACCCATCTGTAAAACCATCCCAGCGACGCTAGGAGCGTTTTTCTTCGTTCTGGCTAGGCAGGTAAGCCAATGGTGAGTTTCGCAGTCAG